AAACAGCGATTTTAACATGACTTCTTTTATCCCAAATGGTAATTTTGTTTATTGTCGTTTCGATATAGATAATTCAGAGTTTAGTAGAAATGCTACCGAGCTTGTTACCGAATTCTACACAGAAGGAATATTTTCCCCGGAACACGATGGGGTAAAAACAGAATTTATTTTGATTAAAAAATATTCCTGCGGCAATAACGTTCATCACAGACCTATTCTTTATCCAGATATTGATAGCCTAAAAATCTATCAAGGAACTACAGAAATACCACCGTCAGAATATATAGTAGCTCCTGGTAAAATAGTTTTTAATAATCCGCCTCCTAGCACCCCCAAATTAACTTGGGAAGGCACTTTTAAAGTATTATGTCATTTTGAAGAAGATAAATTAGATTATCAGCCTATCACAAAAAATAGAAATAACGCTATTTTTTCTATCCCTAAATTAATTTTACGAGAATCAAGAATTGAACCTGAAATTGCATTGCTACCTGGTGATGTTTTTTATCCAAATTTAAATCACGATTTTAATTTAAATTTGACTAAAAGGTGTACAATTTCTCCTAAATTTGAGACAAATATTATTAGCTTATCTAGTGGAGAAAGAAAAAGATTTTCTCGGAGAAATATTCCCTCTGACATTAGCTCTTTACAGCAAAGAAAAACTTTATCTCAAAAAGATATTGATTATTTGATTGCCCTATGGTTGTGTGCTAGGGGATCAGGATCCACATTTCGTTATCCTGATTTAGTTAACGGTTTATCAATCTTATCCCGATTTAACTCTGTTTCTTTGAGCTACCAAAACCAAACCTCTTTACAAATTTATTCACTTGGAGAATTACAGATTAGGAGATTTACCGAAGGAATACAACAAGATTCAGGATTAGAAGATTCTTTTGCAAATCCTGTTTTAACGCTTTGTTATTGCGTTTTAATCGAACTTACAAACGGAGAAAAGCTCGGTTATACAAATTTTTCCCAAGACTTAAAAATTGGTGGGGTAGTATTTCGGGCAAAGCAAGCTCTTGATCCGTCTGCAATAGAAAAGCAATTAGGAATACAATCGGATAATCAAGAATATAGAGGTGCTTTTAGTGATAATATTGACGAAAATTTACTTTTTTCTGATAGATTTAGAGAAGCTCGAATTATCACAGCAATTGTTGATTGGCAATATCCTCCTAATTCACTCTTGGATCTTCCAGACGAGCAAATACAAATAGGTTATGTGGGAGAAATTAAATCACTTGGTGGCGAAAGCTATACGCTTGAAAATCTTACTGCCTCTAGTATTAATTTAAGACAAAGTAGAGATGAAAAAACATCACCTTTTTGCCAATGGGCTTTTGGACAGGATAACGGTGATAACTCAGGATGCCGTAAACAAGTACCATTTTACGAGACTCAGGTTGCTGGGGTTAATAGTCAGAGAGACTTTGAGGTGTGGGGAGAATACCAAAATCTTGCTTGGGGAAAATGCACATTTACAGACGGAGCAAATAAATCAGCTACTTACGCAATTTACCGAACTGTTCCAATATTTGGAGGTAAAACTCAAATTCAGTTATTTACTGAAGCACCTGGCCCCGTAGCTACCCACGATGGCGTAATCCTTACTGCTGGCTGTGACAAAACTTACAATACTTGTAAAAACACTTGGAATAATGCTATAAATTTTGGCAATATCCCCAGTTTTGGTAATTTCATGCCCGGGAATGACTTTTTATTAAGCTCTCCAAAGCAAAGCTAAGTTTTTCTAAAGAATTAATTTGAATTCATAAATAACAGTAAAAAACTCTAGAATAGTTTTATTGATGTTTCCCTTCTGCCATGTATTATATTTCTGTTGCCAACCAAAGCCGTCCCTCCTATGTCGAGAATCACGATTTAAAAATAAATTTTAACGATCTTGGCACTGTTGCGGCTATTGTAATAGCATTACTTAGTATGTTTTCAAAAAATACTAAATCACAGGCTAAAGAACTTGATCACGAAACCTTTGAGAAAACGTCAAGGAAGATGGAGTCTCTTGAGCAAAAGCTAGAGAAAATGGTCGAAAGACTATCAACAGGAATAGAAAAACTGACTACATTAACAGCGCAACTTGATAAAGAGATAAGCCTTATTAAAGCAAAACAAGAAACTTTTTCTTCTATTTCTAATCAAATAGAAGGACTTCGCAAAAAACAGGAAGAACTTGATATACGAATCGGAATACTTGAGCATAAACCTTAACAGAATTGTCAACTTTACTAACTAAATTACCATGAAATTTCTAGAAGCGAATCGCAACACTATTCTAAAATCGCACCTAATAGACTCTAGTTCCGAAAGTCTCCCCCAAGACTTTAGAACAATCCAAATTAAAGCTGGACAAAAAGTGATTTATAATCAGATTCTCAAAAGAGAAAAAAATCACTATTTACTAGAAATAAAGCCCCCGATTGAGGGTAAATTTAATTGGTACGCTTTTGCTAGTCACTTTAACGACCCTAATCCCCCTGTAGTCCGCAAGGATCAAGTTGAAGGTGTGTTTGACAGGCTTAACAATAAAATTACTGATTTTCAGTTTCAAAAATTAGATGAGTGCCTTAAGAGATTTGACATTACCACAGTACAAAGAGTTCGACATTTTTTAAGCCAAATAGCCCATGAATCAGCTGGCTTAAGGTTTATGGTAGAAATCCACGACGGCTCAAATTATGAAGGACGAAAAGACTTAGGGAATACCAGACCTGGTGACGGCAAAAAGTTCAGAGGTGTAGATGCTCTTCAAATGACTGGCAGAACCCATTATCAGGCATTTGCTAATTATATAGACGATCAGCGTGTTATGCAGGGGTGGTCGTATGTCAGCGAAAGATATTTATTTTTACCATCTGGATTTTGGTGGATGAACAATAAAGTGAACGAATTGTGTGACCGTGGGGCAACCGTTGAACAAATTACCCGTCGTGTCAACGGTGGTACAAATGGACTAGCCGAAAGAAAACGATATTATGAAAGGGCGTTAAGATTTATCTAAAATCTTGACAATTCAAAAAGTAATCTGTATTATTTAGTTAGGTTAAGAGGTTATCATGAAAAAGGAATTTCGTCCGCTAATTCTACAGACAGTAGAAGGTTATCCGGCATTTATTAACTGTTACGAGATTATTACAATCACCTATTTATCTGCTGAAGATAATTACATAGTCGATGCGACTTCACAAGTGGGAATCACAATATCCAAGCATGCAGCTAAGGCTTTAATGGAAGCAATAACTACCGATTTATTTTTTTGCGGTGATGACGAAAGAAAAGTTTTGCGGAGCGATGGAACATTTGATAGATATTTTTAATATTTAGATTTCTCCTTGGGTGATTTAAAACAGACCATTAACAAAATGGTCTGTTTTCTTATATCATAGAAATAGTACATGGCAGTTCTAATGGCAAAAAAGAAGAAAAAGGATGACAAATTAAGAGGCTCTCAGCGATCCCTTACTTCACCTAGTATCGTGTCGGTATCACGTCGCTACGATTTGGAGATTACGGAAAATCCTATCCGTGATCCGAGAATATCAAGAGAATTAATCGAACTTAATCAATGGTGCTATGAAGTCATCCACGCCCTTGACATGGCCGCTTCTGATACTTTTGCATCTGACGATGGAGACGATCAGGGATGGATAGTCGCAAAAACCCTTGATGATGAAGAAACTCCTATTAACCCAGAAGTATTTGCCATTGCAGAAAACATTAGGTTAAGAAAACAGGATTTTTCAACCTACATGATTGGTGGGGATAGACTCGAGAAAGCCCTAAGATGGGCATTAGGGAAGGGAGAATGTTTTCTAGAGTTAGGCATTGAACGAGAAGGGTTATCTGCCAACAAGTCTAAAGATTTTGGTGTAGCAAAGACTCTTTATTTACCTACCTTTGAAATGTTTAGAAAAGAAACAGATCAAGGGGAACTAATTGGTTTCGAGCAAAGAAAATATGTTTCGGAGTCTGATCCTGATTATTTTTTTGAACCCTATAAAATCTGTCATATTCGCCATAAACCTGATCGCCTTTATGGTCGCTCTCTTTGGTTAGCTTCTTTAGATGCTTGGGCTGATGTTAAACAGGCTTTTGATAATTTGATTAGGGCATCTAATGACTTAGGGGTTTCTCCAACTCTTCATATTATGCCAGGTATTTCTACCGAGCAAGAAAAAATTTATGAACGAGAATTAGAAATCCGTAGAAAAAGCGGAATAATATCCGACCATATTCTCAGCTATCCTGGGCAAGATATCCGTAAAATGGCTAATTTTAACTCTGATTTAACAGGGTTAATTGATACTCTTTTGCAATGCCGGTACAAGCTAATTATCCCTGGATTCCCGACCTATTTCTTTCCAGGATTAGAATCAAAAGGGGGAACTAAAGAGTTATCCCGGTCGCCTGATCGTCGCTATTCTAGGATGAGATACGGATGGTGTCAGCTTCTTAGCGGTGCAATTAAACAGGTAATTGATACAGAAATCATTCTCAGAAAAGGGTTAGATTTTTATGCCGAAAATGCTAAAAATAAATATCGGATACTGTGGCCAGAATGGAGTGAATCTATAGATGGTATGTCTGGGGGAGAAGTTGAAGATATTGGCTCCGATTTAACCGATGAAGAAACTAATAAACAACCTGTTAAGAAACTAAATATAAATCAAAATGATTAATCAAATTATTCACGGTGATTGTTTTGATGTTTTAAAAAATATTCCTGATGGTTCTATTGACGCTGTAATCACAG